GACTGCGGTTCCAAGCAACGGATAAATTGTTGCTTCAACCGAGCCTGAAGCGTAGTCCTGGTGGAACTCGAAACTTACAGAATTATCTGCAAGTCCTGCCACTCTCTTTTTTGCCGTGTCACCAAACGCCGTTGTTTCAACGATGTCAAAGGTGGTGTTCAGTGACACGCTCGCAATGTGATCCGACAAGTCGGTCGATGCGAAAGTCACATAGGCATTAGTGAGAACAAGTCGTGCCATATTATGCGCTTGTCGTCTTTGCGATTGCGCCGCTTACTGGCCAAGTGACAGATGCAGTTGCAAGTTCTCCAACTGCTCCATTAAGTGGTGTCCACTCTGAAACAAGTGCGCTTGCTGTATAGAGAGGATTGCTTGCGCTTGTTGTGGTATTTACAGGCTTGACTGTGACAGTGGTGACTGTTCCGATTAGCGGATAAATTGTTGCTTCAACTTCTCCTGAAGCATAGTCTTGGTGAAATTCAAGACTGATTGAGTTATCTGCAAGGCCGCCGATGCGTGTGCGAGCTGCGGTGCTTGAGAATGCTGTTGTTTCAACTACATCGATGGATGAGTTGAGTGTCACTGATGCCACATAATCGGACAAATCAACTGCGTTGACTGTGACTAGGGCATTTGTTAGAACGATGCGTGCCATTAGTTTTTGGCTCCTTCTGATAGTGCTGGTTTGATGGTTGGTTGACTTGCTTGACTTGCTTGAATGTGGCCACTTGCAATGAGAGCATCAATGTTTGCGCCTGCATTTTCTAGCTCTTTCAAGGTAAGAATCTCACCTTGTTTTTTTCCACAGACCTCGCGGCCTGAGATGACCTTGTAAGCCATTAGGTTCTCCTATCCCCAAATCGTGAGTCTGTATCGGTATGAGAGAAATGTGACTCCCTGTGAGTCATAGGTGCCTGCTTCGGCTCCTGTGACACGAAGAGTGTTCACTGCTCCCGACAAAGTGCGATCACTTTCTAGCGCGGTCTTGATAGAGCCAGTGCCACTTCCTGCGAGGAAGGCATCCAACTTGTCTTGTCCTGAGCGTTCTGAAAAGCGTTGCACAATCACAAGAACATCAACTTGGGCTTGGTCTAAACCACGCGCGTTGTCGATGTCGAATGTGAAATCTAATTGGCCTACAACTGCGGCAGGCGGTGTCACTGTGTCAGGGATTAAGTCATAAACCCGAAGCCCTGAAATGGTTTGAAGATTCGTTTTAAGGCCATCACGAACTTGGCTTGGATTCATACTGCCAAACCATTATTTCTTTTGATTGGTCGAAGTAGAGCCTCGACATCAGGGTCAAGACGGGATGAAAGTCTGACAGTGCCAAGTTCAGGAGTTCCTGCAATACCGAATGGCGACTGCTTTCTAACGAAAATTCGAGAGCTTTGAATCAAACAAGCCTGATTGACTTCTGAAGGAACAGCAGACCAACCCCAAACACCTGTCACTCGACAGGATTGAGGCAGATAGTAAGGCCAAACATAACGGCCTGTTGCCAAGATTCTTGTGTAAGGCCAACCACGGCGAGGGTTGTTGATAGGTTCGACCATAAAGTCAGAGGTCGCCCAAACAGTTGACCAAGTTTGATTGAAGTTGTCATCAGTTGCGATTTCGGATATTGACACGAAATCATCTACTGCAAGGCTCCAAGGATCAAGGGCTGTGTAATATCTAACAACAGGAGTCTGAGAAGTTCCGTTTGGATAAAAGAAACGACCTGTGAAGTCGTCAATCATTCTGCTTGTGGCAGTTATTGCAAGTTCAAGCAAAGCATCATCGCTTGTGTCAGTTATCGTCAGCGATGACTTTAGTTCCGCGAGAGTCGCGTAGCCGTTGGTGATTGCCACTAGATTTCCTCTTCTTTGGTGTTGTTTGAATTGCTCGTTCTAACTTAGGCAGAGCCATTGCCGTTTCCTTGCGTTTTAATCTCGCCATAATTCGTGGTGTTCTTCCTTGAGCCAATAAGACTTTGAATGTGGAAGGATTGCTGCGGTGTTGACATAGATTGGAAAACCTAGCGATTTGATTCGGCGGCAGAAGAGCAAGTCTTCTCCGATCCATTCTCCCTTGATAGGGCCATCCCAAAACCAACACCAATCTTTGCCTTGATTTGGGTCTGCTGCCTCGCGTATTGCTTCAAGAACGCTTCTGTGAACCATCAAGCAACCTGTGCCTGCGGCATCAATTTCAAAAACTGCGTTCTTGTCGTATTTGTAAAGCGGTAAAAATCCATTAGGTGAATCTTGAAATATCGCTGGCACAGGCTTTGGATAGGGCTTGCCTACCACGCCGAAGCCTGCGAAAACTAGACCTGCAACAACAGGTCTTTCTTTATCGTGTGCAGTTTCGCATAAGCGATCAAAGGTAAGAACATCGAGCTGCTCATCTGAATCAATCATCAGAAGCCAATCTGAATCAGTTGAGTCTAAGAAGTGCTTGACAACACGATTGCGTTGTTTAGAAAGTAAGCCTGAACCTTTGATGCGAACAAAGGGGCCGAGTTTGTTAGAGCGTGCCGATGCTAATTGAATGAGATGGTAGGCAAATCCGCCATTGACCATTCCAGGGTCGCAAGACCCAATTGAAACTTTGTGACCTGTTTTCATTGATTCCCCCGAATCGTTCAGAAGTGTAAGAGCGCCCAAGTCGGGGGGCCTTGAACGCTCTTACACAATTTAGTTTTCTTCTATTAACTAGAAGGTTGGTGCTGACAAGCCTGTTCCCGAAATAATCGAGTTCGCTAGTGGATAACGACCTGCGGTGAACGCGGCATATCCATAAACAACAGTCTTGATTGTTAGGTTTCCTGCACCTGTCGCATCGTAGCGAAGGGTGAATGGTGAACCTGGTTGTTCCCACAGATGGCACTCAGGAGCAGTCACAACATAGATTTCATCTTGGTTTGTGGTTGTTCCATAAGTTGTTCCAATGTTTGCATCTGTGATGATAGGTAGACCCATCATCTGATAGCCAGAGTTGCCATAAGCAACTGAACCTGAGCCTGAACCAACTGCATTCATTGGGCCGCTTGCGGCAGGAACCACAAGTGGGCGGTTTGTTGTATCAACCGCAGCAAGTAGGAATGCTAGGCGGCGTGGGTGCATTACGAAATGAGTTGGATTCACAAATGCGTTGGTCTGAATCTGTTGAATCGCATCAGCGAGCTTTGGATATAGCAATGCAACTGTTGGAGCAGTTGATGTGAAGGTGACTGCGTTTCCGCCGGCGGAGCGAAGTCCAACCATTGTTCCTGCGGTGCCTGCACCATTTAGAATCTGTCCATCCAATGTGGTTTGCCAAGAACGAATTAGGTCTTGAGCAACGAATTGGTCAATCCCTGTTCCGCGCTCAATTGCCTGGCGACTTAGGTCTTGCTGGCCAGCAATTGTCCGGACATTTACAGTGAGCAGGGTGTCATCGACATCTGTTTCACTGACTGCATCGTTTTGTGTGACCTGAACGGCAGTGCTTGATCCTGTGGTCATTCTTGAGATATTCAAGGTCATTCCAGCAGGTGGAAGTGTGTGCTTTGCAGTTGCAAAGTCTGCGAAGGGTCTTCCCGCCCGAGCTAGCGTGGCTGCGTATTCAGTGAGATACTGAGGAATTACTAAGCCCTCAAACTGTGCAGTTCCGACATCGCGGCGCTCGATTTCCTCTTCGCGCTGATGGCGAGCAAGTCTTTCTTGAGCTGCGTAGTCAGATTTGAATTGTGCGTTGTAAGCATCCTTGAAGAAGGATGAATCTGAATCAGGCGCATAGGTGCGTGATTCTTTTGTGACTTTGAAACCGCCAACTTTAGGGGTTGCGATTTCTGCTACTGCTGAACGAGCTTCGGCAGCCTTTGAATCGGCTGTTGCTTGTGCAGAGAGCTTTTCAATTTTCTCATCGAGTGAACGGGATTCAGCAACTAGAGCATCAACCTTGACGGTTTCCTCTGCGGTGAGATCGGTGCGATTCTCTGAAGCTACTGCCTCAAGAACTGCATCCATCTCAGCCTTCACTGCATCACGGCGCTCGACTACTTTGTCAAAATATGACATTGAGTTTTGCTCCTTATGATTAGGTTTCGAGGTGGTGGCCAAGATGCTCGCGGCGCTTAACGGGGTGCGAGGTTGGCTCCGACTTCAATCTGCTCTGTTGAGCAGAAACTTATTTTGTTGAGTTGATTATTGCTTGAGCGAGGCGCAGAGAAATCTTGCGACCTGCTTCTTCTTCGCTTGGTTCAGGAAGTGGGTCAATCGCGCGAAGCTCTGATGCCTTGTGACCGACAAGAGTGTCGGTTGCGACATAGCCATCGCGGAGTTCACGATAGAGGCGAATCAAGACCGCAGGGTCGCCTTCTTCGGCGGTTATTGTGAAACTTGAGCCAGGAACATTGATGCTTCCCTCTCTTGCTACACGAACGATTCTTCCGCGAGCAGTTCCGCCTGATGAATCCCATTCGACAAAATCGCCCACAACATCAACGGCGCGCTTCTTGTCTTCCTCGTCTTCATCCATTTCATAATCTTCACCATACTTGCGGTCACCCATCAAAGAATCAAAGACTCCAAGAGCCTTCATAATATATTCGTGACCTTCGCTCATATCATCAAAGATTGTCTGCAAGACCATCATTGTCGCATCGTCAATGTCACGGCCTTCTTTTAGGGCCTTCATTGCTTGCCTTATATGGTCACGCGCTTCAACTGTGGTTGTTGGGTAAGCAGGATAGGTGACCACTGAAACATCGCCGTCTGCTAGAGAAACTTCTGTCAAGACTCGGCGACTTCTATCATCGTTCCATCTTTGACGAATAACTCGGAAGGCGAAGGACATCTGATCAACATCGCCACGCTTGACGAGTTCGTAAATATCACGGCCCTCTTGTGTGTCTGCAAGGTCTGCCTCAAAGCGAAGACCTCGCTCATCTTCTTCTAATTTCAATGTTCCATTTTTTGTGCGAGCTACTGGCAGACCTTCGTGGTTGATTAGCATTCGCACATCAGGTGTTTCAGTTAAGGTCTTTCTAAAAGCGCCAGGAGCAATGCTTTCTTTGAAAGGAAGGGGAACGCTTGAGTCATTAAAGACTGCTGCATATCCTGCAAGGCGCATCCCGTCATCATCTGCTCTTGCTTCTACATCGCGCACACTATAAGTGCGGCGCTCAATTTTCTTTGCCATTTTGCTCCTTGAATCTGCTTCGGCGTTTAGGGCATCAATCTTGCGTTGCGCCCAATTTTGCGCTCTATCACTGAAGTTGGAATCTCCGCCCCAAATAAGCCAAGCCACTAGACCTGCGCCTGGATACTGAGGATTTGATGAGTCTTTGTTCTTTGGCGCTTGGCCGTCAACTTTATGACGAGCAAACCAAGGTGCCATCTTGCGAACTTTGTTTTCGGTGATCCTACCTGCTGCCATCTCGCGTGCTTCACGCTTGGCGGTGTCGGTCAGACCATCGCCCCCAAAACCTTCTCTAACATATTTCAAACCGCGCTCTGCGTTGTCGCGGATAAAATGTGGAACTGTTAAATCAACTTGTCTTGAGGCTTCATCTGCTTGCCACTTGTTGCAGTAATAAGCGCCATCAACGAAATCTTCCCAAAGCTCACACCAAGCTTTTGTTCCTTCTTCGTTTTGTTTTGATTCATTATAGAAGAAGCAATTTCCACAAGCCCGACCTTGAGGCACATCATCTGAAAGTGCTGGTCGGTAGTTGTCAGGCAAAGCTCTTGTTGCTACTTCTCCGCCTGGCTCAATGCCTTCTTCAATACTGACGGCAACCATTTGGTCAATGGCATCTTGCTTGTTGTCGTGGCAACCGATAGTCGTGTAAGAACCATCTGATTCTTCTTTGACAGTTGCCCAACCTTGGCAATCACTTTGCTTGTCGGATATTAGATATGGCATTGGATTCCTAAATCAGAAGCAGAACTTCTGCATCATCTTCCATTATGGAGAAAGAAATCTCAGACATTGCTTGTGCATTGACCGCGCCTAAGCCTGCGACCGCGCCTGCATAAATTGTTGAGATTTTTATTTCTTGCGGTGGGATAACTGGTGGAAAATAAGGTTGAACGAACCCGTGAGTTGTTCCGCCTTCATCTCCGCCTGGTGTATCAGGTGCGGTGTTTGCATTTGCAGACAGGCCACCAAGCTCTGCGCCCATAGTCACGAGGTGCGTGACTAATGAACTTCCGCTTGATGATATGCCACCAAGGTCGGCATTTGCCGAAACAATGATGACTGGCCCAAGTAAGTCTGTGTCTAAGATACCTTCATCAAGAAGAAATTGTGCTGGCATTCTAAGAAGCCAAAGTTAAGGATGCAGTTAGAGAGCCACTTGCGATTGTATAAGTATCACCCGCAGTGTAAGCATTGCCAGTGATAGTGCCACTGAATAAGAAATTGCCAGCACTAACATTATCCCAAGCAGAAAAATGAGTAGCATCTTGAGAGCCAGCAATGTTTGTCCAAGTGACGGCGGCATCAGATGCAACCGATCCACTTGAAGCACTTGCAAAGGTTGCCTCTTGACGAGTCGTTTCAGTAGCAGCATTGGCAGTTCCATTCGCCCCTGGCTCGCCTGTATGAAGTTTGATGTAAACATTGGCAGTTGAGAAAGACACAGCATTTGCAACAGCATCAAGGAATTTGTTTGCTAGATAAGAACTAAGACCTGTCGCCATTATTCATCCCCCTCAATGAATTCTTCAATGACTTCAGAGATTCGACCTTCTGAGTCACGGATAACTTTCTTGCGAACCTTGCGCCGGTCAATTTGATTTGTGACCTCAACTGTTGGCGAAGCAACATTGACAGTTGGTGCATCTACGCGAATCTCAGGTGATTCGAGCATAACCATTGCAGGCTCGATGTTGACATTTGGAGCTGCGACATTGACAACAGGCTCAGGAACATTGACAACAGTTCCATTATTGCGAGCCTCACGAACATCATAAGCAGCCGCAGGGTCATTAGGGTCAATCTGTGAGATAGGTTGTAGTTGAGAACTTGGAACGCCTGTGTGTGAAATAGGAACCATCTCAACCGCCTTGAGGACTTCTTCAGGGTCAAAGCCAACTTGAACAAGTTTGCTCACAATGTCAGCTCTTAGATTTAGGCCGACATCCTTAGCATCAGAGGCATCAATGTTCTGCAATGGAACACGGAACTGATCGCCTGCTTCGCCGATTGGTGCAAGGTCTTCGACTGAGCGAACATCGTTCAAAGATAAGAAACCTTCGCGCAGTCCTTTTGTGTAGGCATCGTAGCGTTCAATTGTTGTGCCACGAAGCAAGGCATCAAGATTGAACTTGATAAATCCATCAGGCTCAGGCAACAAGTTAGAGAAGCTCTGCTCTAGGCGCTCAAGTAAAGGGCGCAAACTGTGTTGAACAAATGAAAGATTCTGCGCTTCAACAGATGCAAACGACATTGCGCCAGCAACAGGGTGACCAAGAAGTGAGATAGGGCACCGGAATAATCTTGCGATTTCCTCAACCCCGAATCTGCGCGAGTCTAGGAGCTGCGCATCTTGTGCGTTTAATGTCAAAGGTTTGAAAATTGCTCCGCCTGAAAGAATGCCAATCTTGCCTGCGCGATAAGGGCCTGTGTGAGTTATGTTCCAATCACGGCTGATGTCTTGTGCTTGCTCTTGCGTAAGTTCGCCGGCAACTTCAATGACACCTCCAGGGTTGGCAGCATTTCCAAAATAAGCAGCAGCATAAGTTTCTGCTGCCATTGCGCCACCTATTGCAAGGCGACAAGCTGCGACAGGGCCTAGACCATAATACGATCCTGGAAGTCTGAACATTGGAATGTGCAGAATTTCTCTGCCCGTAAGAATCTCAGTTCTGACTTCGCCTTCTTCACGAACTGTTATCTCATAAACCAAAGGCTCATTTGGGCCAAGTCTGCGAATGCGAACTTCGTTTGGATTTAAGCAATAAAGTTCAAAGACTTCATCATTCTCATCTCGCACTGTCAAGATGTAGGCGTTGCCGTGCAAGTTAAGGGAAGATAAGACTTGCTCAAAGAACTCAATGCGTGAGGCTTCAGGGTTTGGTCTATTCACCCAAGCAGGAGTTTCGCCATAGGCGGCAGCATAAGAAATCCGATTGCGACCTCTGCGCACATAAGCGCCAAGAGGAAGTGATGAGATTGTGTCGCCAAGCAAACGCACACAAGCATAAACGGCTGACATTCTGATTGCAGAATCAGGTGTGACATCGACTCCTGACGGAGCCATAAAAGCAGGGCGACCAGGAATGATTGGCTCGACATATTGCGAATTTACATTCTGTCGTTTCTCGCCTTGAACGCGAATGCGCTTTGAAATTCCCATCAGTTAGCCTTCTCCGTGATCCAAACTAGAAATGACCCCAAGCAGACAAGAGCAAGAGGAACTGAGAACATTGCAAGACCTGTTGTTGCGATAATCAAACCGCCAATCCCAACTAGCATTGACACATCAAGTTTTTTCATAACGCCTCTCAGACTTGAATTGAAAAGAATTTGGCGACAGGGGGCTTCGGCGGTGGCGGTTGCGTGGCTCTGTCATAGCCAAAGATTGAAGCAACTGCGGCATCGACTTTGCGCCGAGCCGAGGCCTTTGCCACCATCACACCGCGACTTGATTGTTTGGTGACACAGTTTGCGATGTGCCTTGCCAAGCCTTCATTGCCATCGTGAGTGAATGACTCATTGACGACTGCCTCGTAGAACTTTTGTGTTGCAGGAACCATTCGCTCTGCTGAGTTGGGATAAGCCACAACGGGCAAGCCCTCTTCATCAAGAACCATAAATGTTCGGTTCCATCTTGCGGGGTCGAAAACAATCTCTCGCACAGTGATTCGATTATTTCGTGCAGTTGAAATGATGGCTGCTTCGACTTCGGCCACCGGCACAAACCAACCTTGTTCTGCATTATCTGGTTTCTCCCATAATCCAATGACTGAGCAATGTGGCTTCTCTCCGCCTAGATACCAAGCGATAAGAGCTGTTGAGTCATTAGAGAAAGAACCATCAAAGGCAAGAACTACATCTTCGCCAGGGATGTGCGGTCTGCCTTCATAAGTTAAGGCTTCCCACGATCCTTGTGGAAGCCAAGCAGTTGTTGTGCTAACAAAGGTGTTGCATCGCTTGGTTCTAAATTCTGCTTCAGGTGTTCGCAATACTGCCGACTCAAAATCACCGATGTCAACAATGTCGCCAAGTCCAGGATTAGCTTCTGCCCAAACTTGCGGGCTTCTATGGTCGGCATCAACAGCAGTTGGTTCCCACCAAGCAAAGAAGAACGAAGGGTCAGTCTTTTCGCCCTTGACTAATTGTTGTCCGTATTGGTAGAGCGAGTAGCAGAGTGAATCTTGACCTGCCGAGTCGCTCTTGATGCCCGCAGTTGTAATGCCGAAAAGTAAAGAATCCGCGCGAGCGCCACCGGCAAGGGATAGCGTGTTCCATAAATCCCACGATGGTTGCGCGTGGACTTCGTCAAAGATAACAAGCGGTGAAGGGTTGAGTCCTTCTTTTGTGTAAGCCTCGGCAGATAGGACACGATAAACACTTGCCTTCTCTTTGAACTCAATTGCATCGCGGTAGAGAACAAACATTGATGAAAGTTCTTCATCAAGTTCAATCATTCGCTTAGCAGTGCCAAAGACAATTCGTGCTTGATCCCTGTCTGCTGCGCAAGAATAAATTTCAGAGCCATTGCCACCAAGAGTTAAACCTGCAAGACCCATTGAAGCTGCTAAGGCCGACTTGCCATTCTTGCGAGCCATTCCAACGAGCGCGGTTCTATGACGAAAGCGCCCATTTTCACCGCGAGCAAGAGAGTGGCGGAGAAGTTCTTTCTGCCAATCCCGAAGAATAAGAAGTTTTCCGGCAGGAGAAGCAACGGAATCCTTTGTCACTCGACAGACGGCCTCTGCGAACTTGGCATAAACATCGCCATCGCCCGCATTCTGTTCGACTTGTGGCACTGGCGTTAGCCAGCGCGGGGGCCAACTACTTTGATTCATTCTTGTTTTGGATTATCTCTTCGAGCTTGGTTCTCGCTTTGACTTCAGCAACTCCCATCTTGCTACGATCTACAGGAGTCAAACCAAGTTGGCAAAGAAGTTTGAAGATTTCAGTTTCTATTGTTGAGAGCATTCCGAACAAAGGATTGGCGTAGGCATAGCCCTTGTCGGTGAAAAGGACAAACTCGCTCTTTTTCATTTTTTTAGAAAGTTCTTTTTGACGAGTCATCTTCTCAACAAGCGAGGTCAGCAATGGTTCATCGGTGACGGCTATCCAAGGAGCAAGTCTGCGCAGCTCGGCCCATTTTGCTTTTTGAACCTTGCTCAAATGCGCAGGCGGTTGACCGGCTAATTGTTGAAGCACAATCACCTTGCCCTCATCAGGCAATTTTCTCCTGCCTGGATTACCCAAAGCTCTTTTGAGTTCTGTTGGTTTTGCGTGGCTCATTTTTTTTTAGTTCCCCCGAACTTAAAACAAAAACCCCGTAGGGTGCTACACTGCGACCGAGTGTGCGAAGGAAT